GTTTTTTTTGCCTTGTCCAGCCCGCGGAAGATAATCTTCTGCCCTGTCGGCTTATAAGTGTATTGCATCGGACTTACGCTCGCCGACCAAAGATCATTCGCACCAAGTGCATCAATTCCCCATGCGATCTGCTCAAACACTGATTCTCGCAGGGTATTTCCAACCTTTCGGAATATCACAGCATTTGTATGCTCTCCTTTTTCCGCGTCCATCATCATCCCGAGCGGAATTTCAACACCTACAAATGATGACTTTGTGGATCCGCGTCCTCCGTACAGGTCATAATAAGTGTGGTTGCCGTCAAGAATATCCCAATGGACAGCATAGAAAGCAGGCGCGATGATGTCAGTTAGATTTACTGCGTTTACGCTGCTTTCCATTCTTTCCCTCCGGGCGTGGAATATTGTTGATTATCGTAATGCCATCGCCGTTTGCTTTCGTTTTCTCCGTCAGCTCAATTCGTTTCATAAGCTCCCGGCCTGCCGCCATTCTGGTATCAATTGATACTTCAAGCCCAAACTGGTCCTTTACCTCACCTCGCATAACCGAAGTGTAAAATTCCTGTATTTCCTTGATAGTAGCGACCTTTTCGCTCTCAACTTGCTCCTCCAGATGGCGTAAATATTCTCGGACATTCGGCTTTTTTAAGTTCTCGCTTGCCATTTGCGGTGCTGTCTTCTCAGAATACCCCGCTTTTCTTGCCGCTTCCGCCTTATTCCCGCATTCCATCAGCTCATGGCAGAAATCTTTTTGTTTTTTTGTTACGCTCATCTAATCACCTCTGTCTATTGCCATTCTTGCAGTGCCCTCCACATATCTACCAGACAGTTCAGCAAATCGAGCTGTGATGCTGTTCTGATGATCTGATAGTCCATTTGTTTCCATACACCAGCTTTTCCGAGAAAATCAACAGGGGTTGACAGTATATACATGGTTATCATCCTCTCTTGCTCCTTTGAATAGAACTGTGTTGTCCCTATCTTCACGATTTGCCCGTTCTTCACCAGCGCGCGTTGCAATTTTTTAATGATCGCGTTTAGGTTTGCCATAATGTCCTCCCCGTCCTACCGATCAGTCTTTCTTTACCCAACTCTTTGTTTTACCGTCCCACCGAAAGCCTTTTTCTTTCAGTGTTCCGCGTAAGTTGTAGGTTTGCCCGGATACGCTGCTTACCTTATCCCAATTGATTCCATAACTCTCAACTCCTCGAGAATCATGCCAGCTCACAATACCGTGCTTAATCTTATACGTTACGTCCTTGGTGTTTGCTTTCGGGTTACTATTATCAAACGTTCCATATGCTTTTACAATCTCAATTCCACCTTTTTCGTTCTTTCTCTCCATAGCTTCAAAGACGTCATCTCCATAATGTGCTCCGTAGATTGAATTTCTTCGGTAATAGGTCGTGATCGTCTGCTCTTTCGCTTTCGGGTCCAACGCGGATTGGCTTTTCCTGCCTATTCCGCTTGCCCCCCCTCGTCCGCCCATATCGTTTACCTCTTCAATTTTTTTCCTGTTTTCCAGTCTATGCCGCGTTTTGTAAGCGTTCTTCTGGCCGCCTGCACGGATTCGTTATCCGAATGACCTTTCGCGGTTTTCAGTAACTTATCATACTTACCTGGTTGTGTAATTTGTCCAGATGCAACTTTTTGATTGTATTCCTTGATTGCTGATTCTCGCTTTGCGGAGTACTCTTCTCTTGCTTTTGCAGCATCTTTTTCGAATTTTTTCTGCTGTCTCTGCGTCATTCCATGAGGAATACGCATCTTATCTACCATGTAATCACTCATAGGAGAGGAAAGGCCTCTTTTCCCCAGAAACTCCTCTAATGATTGCTTGGTGCTTCTGTTTTGTAAGTTGCTGCTACTTCCGCGCCCCCCCCCATTTAGGTTCCCTCCTTCTTGTATCTCTCCTGGAATGCCGCGACCTTTTCCACGTACCCTTCCAGTTCTTCCGGAACTTTCCCGAAGAAGATCACATGCTCCGGTGATAATCGTTTCATCATTTCTTCATATCCCCGCAGGAATGCCGCCTTTTTCGCCTTGCTGTTCTGCGTTCCCACACTGGATACTGCCACCACGCTTCCCACCGGCTCGCCATCAAAGCACCACTCAAACGAGCTTTCATCGCTCCATGCGATCGTAGGTATTACACGCAGTCCATTCATTTGCATATATGCCGCGCACCAGTGTTTTCTGTAATGGTTGTAAATCTGCATGGCTTTCGGAAAGTCCGTGTACATGCTGAAATCCGGTGAAAGCACGTAGTCATAGTCTCTCAGTACCTCAATATACCTGTCCGGGTTGTTCCATACCCGTTCGAACTGGTAGTCATCCAGGAAGAAATGCACGCCCTTCCCGGCTCGCCTCGCAGTGCTCGCAGCGTAATTGAATCCGATCCACTCGCACTTCCTGTACTGTTCTGGCATAATTTCGGGGATTCCGTATTCTCCCACGCCGGAGAATATCATTTTCTCGAGATTGTCGTAAGTCTTGTTTGTAGGCATAAAAATCACCCCCATACTAATACACTTCTATTCTTAGTGTACTGGCATGGGGGCTTTTCGTTGTACCCTTTTTGTTACTCTTCTGGATATGTTTCTGTTTTTTCTTCTCCTTCCAGTCTTAAAACCACCTTATAATCTTTCTCGATAATCATATTTTCATCAACCATACTTACGATCAGATCATTGTCTCTGTCCAGTATCTGGATTTCTGCAACATTTTTGTTTCCAATTTTCATCATAACTCCTTCCCGTGCAGAAGCAGCAATCTATACAGCTCCTCGATTGTCTTCCGCCTGTACCCCTGGAAATCTTTCCGCTGCATTGGGATGTACTGCACCTGGCTGATCCGGTCATATCCAATTCCAAGCGTAAGATTCGCGAACAGGGCACTCGATATCTCCGGGCAAGTCTTCTGTGCGGCCTGCAAGATAAGATTCTGGTCGTAGTCGTGCGCGTTTCTGCAATATGATACGATCTTATCCCCAAGTTCTTTCGAAATCCCGTAATCTTTCAAAAATGTGCTCCGAATGCTCATGGTGCAGCTCCTTTCTGCGTTACGCTTCTTTTACCTCATCTCTTAACTAGCAGAATTTGTAAGTGACGCAATACTCTCCCACACTGAATACCGCAATATGTGTAGAGATATCAACTAAAGTTGCATCACTCCACTGATACGAATTTACGTTGCCATCCGCGATTGACGGGCGGCGGATCTTATACCTGTTCCCTATCACAAGCTCTTCTTTCGTCATTCTGTCTTCACTCCTCCGGCATATCCACATACCACATTTTTTCGATTTCTTCCGCCGTCAAAAGAGCCGTGTTTAGTGATTGTTCCTCATCTAATAGTCCACGCAGAATTTCTGTTGCTTTGTTCTCTGCGCTCTTCTTTGCGATCATATCCAGCACTTCCATTGCTCTTTCTTCTGTTTTGTAGGTTCCAAGTTGTTCGCCTTTCTCTGTGTGAATCGTGAAACGATTGGAAATCGTTTTTCCGATATAAAGCACTCTGCAAGTCTCAATATTGACGATTGCTTTCTTGTCCTGTCTTCTAATCAGCATCTTTTTCCTCCTCTTCTGCTGGCATTTGATACACATATTCCTGCGCAAGCGCTTGATACACGGTTACACGGAGTCCGCCGATCCCTCTACCCGCGTAAATGATTTCATCTGCTTTGCAGCATCCAATTTGCTCAGCAATTTCATCAAGAACCTTTTCTGCTTTCTTTTTTTACACTGATAACCTGCCATCATCAGACGCCGGGAAGTTACCCCACGGCGTGACGGTCATTGCTGACCGTTTCGGCTTATTCAAATTTCATATCCAGCCCATGTCCGTACCCATTTTGCTACGTTGTGCCTGAACTTATCATCTTCCAACAATTTATTTACATAATCATAGCAATCAACTGGTCTTTTCACGATATAATCATAATTTGATGTTGGAATGGTCTCTCCTTCTGTAAATACAGGAATGCTCATTCTATAAAATCTCTTTCTCCTGTCTTTTTCGTCATACTTTTCATATACCAGAACACCGTTTCTTAAACAGTATTCAGATATATTTTTCTTTGTCATTTTCATTTTTATTTCACCTCTCTTTCTACCTTAAACAGCCAATCCGTTTCATCTGCGGTACATACACCAAAATATTCATCTGTTCTACTGAAATGATATTCTATGTTGTAAAACTGACGCATTACAATCTGAAATACTTCCCACTGTGCCTGACACCAATCAGCAGCTTTTCTTGTTTCTCTATATTCCTGACCAACGGTATCAATGTTAAACTTTCTAAGTTCTGTCAACCAGTGATCCCAAGCGATCACACATTCCTGTAAACTTCCACCAAGTTCTGACTTCAAAAATAATCTTTTGGGAATCCCTGCATCAGCTTCAGCTCTTCTGGCCTGACGACGAATTTTCACTTCATACGGCAGATTCTGTTTTGCCGTGAAGATTGCTCTCTGTATCTTTTTCTGTTTTTTCCATTCTTCTGTGCTTAATTCTCCCATTTTCTCAAGAAGACCGGTATACCCTTGCCCCGGCCGGAGGCTGGCTCCTTTCTTTGTGTTTGTTATTTTTTATGTTTCTTGTTCCACTCGTTCAGAAATTCAATTTGCTCCTCATCCTCTTTCGGATCTTTTTTCCGATCCGGCGGGTCAAGCATTAGTTTTGCTGACGCGAGAATCACCGCGCAGAACAGAACAATTCCGATGATCTCCATTCTCTTTTCCTTCCTTTCCGAGAATCTGTTTTCTCGTTTTATCCCATTCTTTCAGAAGAGCATCCGGGAAATCGTTTTTACCGTATTTCGTTTCTTTCATTCTTCCGCTCCTCCAAAACCAAACTCTTTTGCGAGATCCATATCCTCAAATTCCAACGTCGCGCCGGTCTTTTCGTTCAGCTCCTCGTACATCTTAGCCAGCCCTACACTGTTCATCTTCCGTACTGCCGTAGTGTAGTTGTCCATGTACCGGTCAAGCGCCTTTTTGTACCCCCAGGTCTCATAGATCGCCAGTGCCGAGCACACGACGTTCGCCGCGCTGATGCAGTCCTCTGCTTTCAGCAGCTTTTCCTGTGCTTCTTTCTGGTAGGCTTCGGACAGGTTTCTCTGCATCCTGTCCACCCATTTCCGCAGGATCTCGAGCTTTACACCTGTGATCCCGCTTACCTCTGCGGCTGTCATCGTCTCAGGGCTTAACTTAGTTGACGGCTTTTTCTTCAATTTGTTGCTCATAGGTCCCTCCCCTGTCCTTTTCTTAACGTTTCATCATCTGGAAGAAGCAAAATGCTACTGTTGCGCAGATAATTGCTGTTTTGATTACTGATACCATGCTTAACCTCCTGTCAATGCCTGCTCTAACGCCGCGAAATCGTAGTCACGTTGATTAAAGTTGTTAAATTTGTTTTCTTTCTGCTGCTTCGTCGGCTCTCTTTTTCCCGGCTCATAATTCGCGTCGAGATAATCCACGTAACCAGAATTGAAAAAGGTACTGCCGTACTGCGGCTTTCTCCAGTCCTCCTTTTCCAGTTCCGTCTTATACCTCTGAATTGCTCTCTCAAGCTCTTCCTGCCCGATTTTAAGCAGTTTTTTCTTTGCTGTATCACTTACCTGCCCCTTGCCTTTTTTGTTCGGATATAGGCTCCACAACCGCTCGAAAAGAATCTTTGCTTCTTTGGTTTCCTCCGCCTTTTTCGACGGCTTCGGCTCTTTTGGTTCTTCGTGTTCCTCTTGCTTCTCCTCTACCGGTGGTGGTGTTTCCTGCTCCACAGCTTCTATTTTCGCCTGTTCCCTGTACCGCGCCTGCCGCTTCCGGTTGCTCGCCCGGATCTGTTCCAACGCGGCTACGTTCTGATGTTCTTCCCATCCAGGGATCAGAATCGTGTTTTCCTCGTTTCGGCTTATCATTCCCATACTTTCCAGCGCTTTCATGGCTACCAGAATAGTACTTTCTGGGAATCCAAGCTCATTTGCGAGCATCGCCGGAGTGTACGGGATGTTTTCGGTAAGGAAAATATAGCCATTGGAATTGCACCGCCCTGCCAGAGTCAGCAGCATGACCCAGATAAGAACGATGTTGTTTCCCTCTGGCAGGCCGCGCAGATACTTGATCTTTCGATTATCGAACATGTCTATCGACATCTTAACCCACTTAACCTCGCCCATCGTCCGCACCTTCTTTCAGACTCATTCCCGCTTCGTATTCGCGGAATATTATCATCCAGTCGTCGAGTTCCATCGTGACCAGGATCTTATGATTGTTTCTTTTGTGGAATACTGCGGGCAAAACGTCTTTTCCACTTTCTTTCGCGTCGTGTTTCGCCTGATCCATCCAATCATAGAGCTGCATTCGCTCTTGATGTTTCGCTTCCACGTGGATTCCCGGGAGGCCTACAACATCGGATGCGTCACCGGTATTTCCGCAGTATTGCGCGGTCCGGCGTGACTCCGTGTAGCCATATTCCCGGAACTTTCTGGAAAGCTCCAGCTCGAAGCGCTTCCCTTTCTGTTTGCTGTTAATCGGCATCTATGCCCCTTTCCGGCGGCTCCAGCCAGCCGCCTTTTTTGTCGTGACGTATAAAACATGAACCGTTTTGAGATACTCTGTTGACAGTTCCATGCTGGACTCTATGACTTCCCATCCGGGTTATCATCTACAACAATTCCGTATACGTGATACATTTTTTCGAAGCTCGGCATTCCGCGTTTATGTGCAATCGTGTGGTGCGTCCTGCACAGGCAGATTTTCCGGTATCCCGAATCATCCACCCGCCGCCGGTCATTTCCCATGCCGATTGTATCAACGTGGTGGATTTCGCCATCTTTCCCGCACACCGCGCATTTTCTGTGCTTGATGCACGCGTACAGGTACTTCCCGACATCATCCGCGCGCTCTATTCCGCTGTCTGATAGCGGTATTCCTTCTTTAAGCACGAAATCCATCAGAAACGTGATGAAATCCCGCGCCGTCCCCATCGAACAGTCTGAAAGGGAGAAATACGGCTCTCCGGTCTCGATCATGTAGTTGCATTTCATAATCTCTTTCATCTCCTCCGGGAGATAGCCCAACTCAATAGCTATATCCCGGATGGTTGCGTATGCTTTCTTCCGCTGCAGATTGGAGATATGCCGCCCATCGTCGAAACGCATTTCTGTATTCGTGATGGTTTTGTTCTCGATTTCTTCTTTCAGTCTGCTTTTCGGCAGCCGCACTACAAGCCACGTATCACCGTCTTTTTCTACGGATTTTACGATTTCAGCCAGAGCGTGCATCACTCGCCCCCGAGCTGTTTTTTGAACATGTTAAGAATCTTTCCGGCCTGCATCGCCGTCGGGCGGTTATTCTTAACTTTCTGTCTCTTATACAGCTCCTCAAGATTGACATTGTGTTTTTCCGCCAGTTCCCGGATGGTTTTTTCCTGCGCATCCGAGCAAGGTTCTCCGCTGTCAATCGCCCTGTTAGAATCCGGATCAATGCTGTCATCGAGCAGGAACATTCCTGAGAGCGCGTATTTCCGCGCGTAGGACGATGCAGAACCGGTTGTCTGGCTTTCATCCATCTTAGCTTTCGGTGTCGCCGGTTCCCGCGCAAAAGCGCTTGTGCTACGGCTTTCTCCGCTTTCCAGGTCGTACACGGTCACCGTCGCCCGCAGATACACGTTCACTCCTACCGCTACCACTTCGTCGGTGATCTGTACTGACACTAGCAGCTCTTTTTCCATCGGCTTCAACGCTTTCATGATATCCTCGGCACTCCGATATTTGAAATTTCCAAACTCATTAACGTGGTTCTTCGGAACCTTGATCCGTGTCTGGATCTGCATGATTTTCTCATCTATTTTCGCCATATGTAGCTTCCTTTCTGTGCTCATGAATCCATCTGTCCATACAGTTTTCTGTGTGGATGCACTCGCCATTGACCTCTACGTAGTCCTCGCCGTAATATCCAGGCTTTGCAGACGCAATGACCTCGCCGCAAAAATCACAGATCAGCACTCTTCTCCCGTTTTCGTCGCTGTCCCACATGGCTGCACCTCCACTTCTTTCAGTCCGAGAATCGCCGCGATTGTCTCAACCTGCGGGAATTTCTCGCTTTCCAGATACCGGCGTACTGCTTCGATGTAACATGTTGCCGCATCTGCCGCGCTTTTTTCTACACTTACATCCAAGCCTACATACTCATACTTTTTCATTCTTCTACCTCCACAAATTCTCCGCTTTTCAGCGTGTAATAGGTGTCTTCTTTGATTTTTTCGCCGTCTACGTACTCAGTTTTTACGCATACCGGCACATAGCGTCCTTTTTCTTCATCTTCCACCCATTCCGCAAGCGTGATCCAGCTTCCCTTTTTGGCTTTTGCTCGTGATTCATTACCCGCACACATAATCACCGCATCTTCACCGGTGCTATTGATCTGCGCAGAGTTCCCGGAGCTTCCGATCTTCGCATAGTCCCCGGAGCTTCCGATCTTCGCATAGTCCCCGGAGCTTCCGATCTTCGCAGAGTTCCCGGAGCTTCCGATCTTCGCAGAGTTCCCGGACGAGCCGATTAAGTCGTCAAATTTTGTACGCTCGACCGTAAAATCAACACACGCTTTGATAAAGCCTTTAAATCCGAGCTTTGCTCCGATATGGAGCTTATCTGTCGCACGCTTATCCCCATCACTCCAAACCTGTCCCCGGGCGTCCACTTCCGCAAATTCGGAAAAATCTCCATTTCCATCTACGAGATCATAATGATTCAGCACCTCCCACGGATCCTCGCAGAAATGCATAACTCCTTTATGGCAGCATCCGGTTCCGTTCTCCTCGTAAGTCGTGTTTTCCTCGTACTGTTTCCCTCTGCAGGAAAAATCTTTCTCGAACCCTTTAAATCCTTTCATTCCCATTGCCTTTTCTCCTTTCATGTGCTATGATGATGTTGTCTTTTTACGGATGCCCTTCGTCTCACCGGAGGGCATTTTTACATTTTCAACCACATCTGGAACACTCTGTCTTTCTTCTTTTCCGCCTTTTCGGCTTCTGTTTTCTTTCTCTTCTCCTCCGCGTCAACCGCCAGAAAAGCAAGATACCCGAGAATCATCAGCGAAAAGCACCAGAAGAACCCGCCCCAATTGATATTGCTGATAGCCACGAGTGCCGTAACCCACAGAATCACTTCTGCGGCTACAATTTTTTTCTTCAATGCTTTGCCCTCCATTTCTCCAGCTCAACGGTATCGAAAACCAGCGGGCTGTTCCTTTTCAGTGGGTTTAGTTTTCGCACAACTCCCGCCGGTGCGGTCTTTTCGGCGCGCTCGAGAACTGCTTCCCCCAAAAACGGGTTCTTCATTTTGAGCAATTCCGATTTTCGCATGTACCGCGCCGGATATGATATCCGGTTTTCTTCTTTTTCTTTGATGCGGACCTCTCGGCCCAGGAACAGAAAAATCATTTTTTCTGCTTCTGCTTTCGTAATTTCTTCCATCCGGGGAACCTCCTTACTACATCACTAACACGGCCGCCACAACCGTTATCAGCACCACGAAAGTTACCAGCCACGCCGCAAACCAGAATTTTGCTCTTATTCTGGCTTCTCGTATCACGCTGACTGCGAATCCTTCCGCCTGCTCCCATGTCGTTTCTTCCATGTTCCTCCTATGATTCTGCCCAAACAAATTTACCTTTTCCTGTTTTCCTTCCGCTTCTCATTGCATTGGAAATAGTACACGGAGCAATTCCAAAATAATTTGCCGCTTTCCTAACAGATTCAAAAACGATTCCTGTTTCTACGTGTTGGATCGCTTTTCTATGGCTATATCCAAAATCTTTCGGTTTGTAACCATTTCTTAAAATTTCTTTTGCCCTTTTTTCTGCATAAGATTTTCCTCCTGTTTTTATCCAATACTTGATGAGCGCCCTATCTATTCCGAGTTTTTCTGACCAAACAGTTTCCGGAAGGATTTCTCCGTTCACATCAATGAAAATCGTGTTTCTTCGATTGTTTAGATTTTCTTTTCGTGAAATCCACCTGCAGTTATCTGGAGAATAATTTCCGTTATTATCACGTCTGTCTAAATCTAAGCCCTTTTGATATCCGTTCTCTAAACACCAACTTAAAAACGGCTCAAATTTTTCCCATTCATTACAAACTTTTATTCCCCGTGCTCCGTAATTTTTGTACGCTTTGCATTTTGGATTTTTGCATCTTTGTTTCATGGCTTTCCAAGCCCAGTAGATGCTTTTATTTTCCGTCCTTATGGACACTTCTGTTTCCTCCTATCACGTTCCCTTTTTCGTCCAGCCAGTCCCACAGGTAGCGGCCTTTCCCTGAGTTTCGCCACTGTCCAAGACCTCTGAGTGCGCCGTAATCGAACCATTCAGCCACTGCTCCAGCCATCGTGTCAGTTAAGCACTGTACCGTGAACTCAATCCATGCTCCCGCTGGGATGCTCTCACTGTTCGCCAGGGCTGTTTTTTCTCCCTGTGGTGTCTGTCCCCTGAGCGGTCGCTCACAATTTCCGATTGTTCCCTCAAAATGAATCGGGATCTGACGTTCTTTCACAAAGATCAGTCCATCAATCTCTTTTTTGTAAGCCTTAATCTTAGAACTTTTTGTTCCGGGTACCTTTCTCAGCATTCCAGCCGCATCCTTGAAGAATCCCTTGATCTGGTAGTCCCAATAGATCGGCACTCCCTCTTTGTTTCTCGGGAATATGGTCATTCCCTTCTCGATGGCTGCTTCCACGCCGAGCGCTTCGACCTCTTCCTTCTTGCTCGGCGCGTTCGGTGCCATAGACGCAATATAGGTCTTATGGATCTCCTTATCTGCCGCCGCTGTTCCAAGAATTTCCTCGGTGAATGTTAATCTTACTTTCATTTCCTTCATGTTGTTTCTCCTTTTCGTTTTGAATTCTGATCCTTTCGTTGCTCCGATACTCTTCTCCACGCCTTCGCGTATCAAATCGCCGCACTTCATTTCTTTGCTCAGAAATTCCTTTCTGTGCTATTCCATTCCCTTGCCGAGCTGCTCGACGCTCTTCCGTTGCTCATCTTGGCTTACACTGCTATTCCTTTGCTCCGACCTGCAATTCCTTTCCGTAGCATTCCGGTTCGTTGGCTCGCTGTACCATGCCATCGCTCAGCTCTACTGTTCGGCGCCATTCCATGGCTTTTCATTTCCCAGTATTCCGTAGCCCTTCTACTCAACGTTTTTCCTTGCCATCGCTGATCATGCCCACGCGTTGCTGCTCCTTTGCATTTCTTTGCCGTTCTGTTCTTTGCCTTTCCATCGCATTTCAATTCACCGCTGTGCTTTTCCTTAGCGTTGCAGTCTCAGCTATGCCATTGCGGCTAGAATTTTGTTGACGAAATATCTCTGCCCTTTCCCCGTTACTTTCGGGGTGCGGCTGATCCGAACATTTCCGTTCGGCTGGGTTATGGTTGACTCCTTGATCTCCATAACGCCGAGATCCATGCTCTTCTGAGTCGGCATGTTGTAGCTGGCTCCGTCCTTCCGGATCAGATAACCGTTTTCCCGCATCCACTGGAAGAGCCGCTTCTCGCCGATGTCAACCCCATTCTGCTTAATCAGCTTTGCAAGGTCGCCGATCAAGATTGACGTTTTGCTTGCGCTCACCGCGTCCGCGAAAATCTCTTTCGGACGCATCCGCTCAATGGCTCGGTTCTGCTCCTCAATGGTTTTCTGCGCTTCGAGGACTGCCAGAGCCAGTAACTCCTTGCCCTGCGGTGCTGTCTGCTGATACCCGCCGGTTTTCCGGATCGCTGGGAGAACCTCGGCTGTCACCCAGCGTTTGAATTGTTTTGCGTTCTCCAGCTTGCTACCGAAGATCAGCGCATACAGCCCGGACTCGTTGATGAATGTAAGCCCTCTGTTTGGGAAATCCTCTAATGTCGCGATTTGCGACTTTAGGAAAAGCCGTGCATCTTCTCTCGCTACGTGCTTTGCAATCGCATCCCGCGAGTTTCTGTAACCCAATGCGGTTGTGATGTCGGTAGCATTGAACCACGGTTCGCCATCAATATTCACCGCCCGGATCGCTCCGAACTGGTCTGAGTAGAATCCTTTCAACTCGTTCATGCTTTCACCTTCTTTCTGTGGTCAAGAAAAAGCTATTTTGCTTACCGAGCAGCGCTTGCGATGCTCAATATATGTTTTTATATCTTTTTCTTATTCTTATTCTTATTCTAGGGGCGTTACAGTGACGCTACACCTCTGTTAGCGTAACGTTACGATAACGTTACTAAGCAAATTGCAATGTTCCTAGTTGCATTTTGCTGTGCATTAAAATGGTAAAAAATGCACGATTTTTTCTAAAAGCCAGCATAAATTTCTTAATAGTTTTTCTCCGTTAAAGAAAACATTTATTAAAATCGAAATCACGCTGAGGATAATTGCTAATGTCGAATTTTCCAATTTTTTGCTATTTCCCATCGCTTCTCCCTCTTTTTTGTGGTATACTCCGCTTGAAAGGAGGTGCGAAAATGGATTTTCATATTCCTAACCTTGCAAACGGAACATTCGTTCCTATGGAAGTTCAGCTAAGAGAAGCCAAGGAAAGAGAACTTCGCAAAAAGCAGCGTCGTCATGATTTTCTTGTAACTCTCTTTAGCGTGGTCGCAAGCGTAATCGCCGGATTGATTACCGACCTTCTTGTTCATTAATTATCTGAAAAGCCAATGAGCAAGAAAACAACCAAATGCTCCGCAGGTTATAGAAAGTGCACTGCAAAGAATCCAAAACGCAACTCTATTTCTCATGGCTGACCTCCTTTCCTGTCTTTGGAGAGGACGTTGGCCATTTTAAATTTTTCCGCATATCCACCTCCTGTTTCAGAATCCGTCCATGATCGCTAACGCGGTCAACGCTGCCGCCGACCAATATAGAATCTTTGGCTCTGTTCTCTTCTCCTTAATTCCGTTCATCGCCGCGAAAAGAAATAAGAATATGTTCAGAGCCAAGATAAACGTTTTCTTCATGGCTTTCTCCTTATGTTTTCTGTAACCGGGCTTTGTCCGCTTCGGCTTTGTCTCGGAACGCTGTAGCGTAAACCAAAACCAGTTTTAGATCATCATGGCTAAGCTCCGTAAGTGCCCTTATTCCATGTTCAAAAAAAGTTGCTTCCTCATCTTCCTCTGGAATTATTGTGAAATCAGCAATTCCAGCAAGATAGCCAAGGTCAAAATCGTTCATATAATACAGTTTGGAAATTACATTTAGCATGATTTTCTCTTTGTGCAAATCTTTTTCTTTTCGATGGAGTCTCGGTTCTTTAGTTTTTAAAACCTCTACGGCTTTTTCAAACGGAACCGAAAAATACTCTCGTCCATCTGCGTCATCACATCTGTTCTCTGCAAAGAAATCATGCATCTCTTTTTCAAGAGAAAAAGCATTTTCTAAAGGCTCCGTTGAAAAAGTTCTTTTTACTTCGTATGGAATTTCCTGCGATCTTCGTTTTACATTGGATGAAACACCAATTTTCACAAAGTCTCCGCAATCCATCACATAGACCACCTTGTTCAAATTTGCTCCTCCAATTCAATTTAATTGGATTTATCTGGTACAAAAATAAAATCCATCGGAATACCAGATAATTCACTCATTTTTCTAAGCTGAGAAAGAGTAGGTTCTGTTTTTCCTTTCTCCCAATTAAGAACTGTAGAATTGGAAACACCAAACTCTTTTGCCCAAGCTTTCTGGGTATAGCGTGCATTAACGCGAACCGCCTCAAGTGAAATCTTCGGCATATATTTTCCTCCTTCCTGTCTTGTTGGTTATATCATAATCCAATTTGTTTGGATTGTCAACACCAAAATCCAAAATAATTGGATTTGGTGTTGAATTTTTTATGAAAGTGATGTATTCTATAGAGGAAGGAGGTGAGAACCCGTTGACAGATGAAGAGCAGAAACAAATTTTTGCGAAAAATCTCAATCGTTACATTGCCTTGTCTCAAAAAATGCAGAAAGATGTTGCTAAAGACCTTGGAGTAAACGTAACAACATTTAATATGTGGTGTACAGGAAAAGCAATGCCTGGTACTGGAAAAATACGAGCGTTGGCTGATTATTTCAGAATAGGAATGACTGATCTTACAGACCTTAAGGAAGAAAAAGAAATTGATGCTGAATACGCCGATGTGGCAATGAAAATAGGACTTAACGATAGCAGATTTAAAAGAATCGTTCTTTATTACGACAAGCTAAGCCCAGAGAAAAAAGATTTGCTTTGTGATTTTTTTGAAAAATTCGTTATGTGACACAAAAAGAGCGGGGATCACTCCCCCGCTCTTTCTTCTTTGTATCCTCTTCTGACGAACCAATAGATAAGTTCAATCATCTTTTCACTTTCTATTTGCTCAATCATCCGTTTTATTTCTTTCTTTTTATCTTCCGGTTGTTCATCTCTCATGATTATGTACCTCCCTGACAGTGCCAATCAAAATAGTGATACCACGATTATAGAACATTCGTTCGAAAATATCAACCGTGCGCCACGTATCTGCCTATTTCGATATACAGAATCTCTAATTTTTCAACTTTTTTCTCCCCCCTTATTGACAGTTTTTAAAAATATGATAAAATTTTCTGTATAACATCTTTATACTTATATTACACCGGATACCGCACAAGATGTTGACGTAATTTCATGTGTGCTTGCTCTTTTGCTTGATAATTTTCGTCAGAATCTTGATACAAAGGGGGAATTTAAGGTGACTACAAAGAAAGAGATGTTAGACACGTTTGCGGAAAATCTGGAAAAAGAGCGCATAAAGCTCGGGTATACTCAATGTGAATTCGCGAAAAAGCTGGGAATTTCGGCATCTTCTTACCGGAACATCATTTCCCGCCGCGTGGACACGTTCAGTATCATGCTTGCGCCGAAACTCTATGAGCTGACAGGAAGATTCTTATACGAGATGTTCGGGCAACGCAGTATCGAGATTGAAGTGCTGAACAAATTCCGCAAATTAACAGATCGGCAGAAAGCCTACATAACCGCCAAAATAGAATTCGAGCTTGAGATGAAAGCCAAAGAGGAAGACCCTGCGAACATGTTGGATGTCCTGCTTCTGACAGGAAACATGGAAGATGGGATGGTTCTGGATTCCGCACATGAAGAGCATGTGTATTGCTCGGAATATATCAAGAAATACGGAGAGCGGCTGCACTGTGGCATCCGGATAACATCGAACCACTTACATCCCGTATATATCAAGGGTGACATCATCGGAATCTCGAAGCGGCCGCCCAGGGACGGTGATACATGCGTCCTGGTCAATAAAAAGAACGGGCGGGCGTACATCCGTAAATTTATCCAGTCGGAACCGTGCAGAATGGAGCCGATAAACGGGTATGGGGATATCATAACCATAGATACCAACAACCCGGACGAGATGAGGGAATGGGTTAAATTTGGCGTGGTTATCACGGTTCTGCGCAGATAGGGGGAGTCAATATGGCAGAGACAAAATATTGCAAACATTGCGGACAGATTATTGACGCGGATTGTGTCGTGTGTCCGAAGTGTGGAAAGCAGGTTGAGGATCTTAAAACAGATCAACAGAGCGTTATTATCAATAACAACAACAGTAGCAGCGCATCCTCTTCTGCTTCTTCATCAGCAGCTGCGGCGGCGAGTGCAAGCCAAAGAGTATACGTCACAGGAAAACCAAAGAATAAATGGGTTGCTTTCTTCCTGTGTCTTTTTACTTTATGCGGACACAAATTTTACGAAGGAAAATTCGGAATGGGTATCCTGTACCTCTGTACTATGGGTCTTTTCGGAATAGGCTGGATTATCGACCTGTTTTCGATTCTTGGAAAACCGAATCCGTATTATGTATAGATAATAAAAAATGGCCTAACAGACTGTGGCGCAATCTGTTAGGCCTTTCATAAGAGGTTACTCCCCGGAAGGAATAATCTAATGAACATGATTATGTTATCACACTTCCGGCGGCTTCGCAAGTGGAATGGGAAAATTTTCGATTTTTTTCGACTATTTTTTTCCGTCTGTTTGCGGCCGCTTTTTTGCACCCATTTTGCGCCGTCTCTGTGGCTTTTCCAGCCACTAAACGAAAGGAGCCTATAGATGGCAAAGGCGAAGTATACAAAGCAAAAGAACGGGTATTTTCAAGCCCGTGTGTGGGATGGAAGTTATGTTGATGGGAAAAAGCACTATATTACGATCCGGTCGAAGAAAAGCAGTAAGGATCTGGAAGCAAAGGTGGCAGCCTACAACGACAAAATTAAGAACCTTGAAGCCGTCCGAGATAAAAACATCCTGTTTCTGGACTACGCCGGGCGGTGGCTGACAGCCTACAAAGCCGAAGCAACGAACAACACGAAGAGGATGTACCAAAATATCATTGAAAAGCATCTGCGACAGATGGACGGCGTGCGGCTCTGCGATGTCCTGCCGATCCACTACCAGACAGTCCTTAACGACGCGGCCGGAAAGAAACGCATCCAGCAGCAGATACAGCTTACATTCTCGCAGATCATGAAGGCCGCGGTGCATGACCGATTATATCCCGCCAACCTGCTGGAGGATCTCAAGGACGTGATGAAGCCGATCGACTACAAGGCGGATGAGAAACGACCGTTAACCGAAAACGAAAAAAACGCCATGGTGAAAGCAGAGTTATCCCCATCTGATCGGATTTTTGTGGATATCTTATACTGCACGGGGCTACGATGTGGAGAAGTTCTTGCTCTCACACGGTTTGATATTGATTTTTCCGAAAAGGTCATCAACGTGAATAAATCAATCGAGTTCGATGATGCCGGAAAGCCGAGCATCAAAGAACCGAAATCGAAGAACGGATTCCGGCAGGTTCCAATTCCGCAGCAGCTCTATACGTCGCTGGAAAGCTACGTGCGGTTCTGTATCAAGGGAACGCTTCTGTTTTCCATGCAGGGCGGCAAAATGGTATCTAAATCCTCTTACCGCCGGAAGTGGGAAAGAATCATCAAGGAAATGAATAGAGTCGCTGAAAAGCCCGTATGCGGACTCACAGCCCATATCTTCCGGCACAACTACTGCACGTCGCTCTGCTACCAGATCCCGCGCATCTCGATCAAGAACATCGCGTCGCTCCTGGGGGATGACGAAGCAATGGTTTTGAGGATTTACAATCATATTATGCTGGAAAAAGAGGACACCGCCGGAGCGGTAGAAGCAGCTCTTTCCATGTGACACGAAAATGACACATTTACATTCCTTTACATTCCCCTACAATCCCTTACATTGATTTTTTGAGAATTTCATTCTGACAACACAAAAAGGCTGAAAACCCTTGATTTTACTATGGTTTCCAGCCTTTTCATTTAGTGAAGCATCGGGGATTCGAACCCCGGACAACTTGATTAAAAGTCAAGTATCCATACCTCTTATTCTGCCCGCAAATACGCCATTTTCGCGTTTTTCAGTGACACAAAAATGACACATTTGATATTAACACACAGAGGCCAGTGTGTCAAACAAAAAAAGTCGTGCCATTTTGACACGACTCTTTTTTTATTCGCAAAACGCTATATCGGCGCCTGCATCGCCCTCATACTCTTCTGCGGCCTCCTCCGCCTCTTCGTAAGTTTCGGCTTTTGCGATCGTTTTCCGCGTTTCTTTGTCGACCACGAAAATTTCCATTGGAGTAAACTTCCAAATATCTCCGCCTCCGATCCACTCGCCGTCTTCGTCATATTCGTTTTCCTGGATCGAAAACTCTTCGACCGTGAAGAGGCTTCCGGATGCGCAAACATCCGTTTTGTATTTTTTCAATTCCTTTTCGGCTTCCTCTTTGGTTCTAAATGAAGCAATTTTTTCCGGATCCACATCGTACATCGTGCATCCTTCCTTGATTTCATCCCTTTCTTTCCAGCTGATTTCTGCTGTTGTTTTTACGATTTCAAATTTTTTCATTTTTTTATCTCCTTTTTTCTCTTTACTATTTTTTAAGTCCTCGTCAATCAGATCATTTATATATTGATTGACGCTTTTCCCTTTTTGCGCTGCCCTGATTTTAATAACTTGTTTGTTTCCCGCCGGTACTACCAAGTTTATTCGATCGTATTTTTTCTTTATATAGTTGTTAATATATTCGATTTGATTAAATTCTTTTGTTCCGCTCATAATTGCCGCCTTTACATCAAAGAGTCCGCAAGCGCCGCAGCGTCTCTGCAAATTTTTCCGTTATAGTTTTCGTATATCGGCATGTCATCAATATAAATTCTTAAAATGTTTTTTCTCTTGAAATATCTTCCTGTTTTCTTTTCTCCGGTGTGTCTTATGAGTCCATCACTATTCTCGTAGTAATCTGTCATATCATATTCCACCTCGTTAAAGTCAACCTCTTTTCCAAATATTTTTTTATACTTTTCATTCGCCATTTCTATTAATTCGTTCGCAAATTCGATTGTAAACACTTTCCCGTGTTCTTTGCTTACGGAAATGCACCAGCTCGCCTCACACATTCTTCCGTTCCATGCGTTGAAGTATGCTGTAAAATACTTGCTTCGATCTTCCATCTTGCTACCACCTTTCTGTTTTATATGGTTGACTATTCTTCTCCCTGCTCGAGGATATCGAGGTATACTCGGTGTCCTTTGCCTTCGGTGTCCTTTGCAAATAAACACGGCTTCTCGTCTCCTTGCAACACGTCGTTGATATCGTACTGATATCCCCATGCTGCTTCTACTGCCAGTTCCCCCGTTACTGTCTCGTATATCTCGAAACAGTCGTTCTCTGGCAATCTCACCATAATTTTTTCATAGCAACAAGTTTCTGCTGTTGCTCCATAAGTAAATACAGTTCTTTTTTCTGCGCCAAGTACTCCATAATTACAATAGATTATAAATTCTTTAGATTCTTTGTATAATTTTTCTTTGCTCATGACTTCGTCTCCTTTTTTACGATGCTCGATTTTTTACGCTGCTCTGTGAAGTTCTCCTGTAAAGTGGTCAATAAATCCAACCTTTACTTCTCTTTTCGCATTCCACGCGTTTGTATAAATTCTTGCGGAAATGTAAGTTCTGCTTTTTCCGTATTTAATCCAGTCGTTTGCCAGAACTTTGTAATTCCAGCCTGATACTTTGCCTTCTTCTTCTGCTTCCATCATGGCTTTTTCGATGTTCCAGGCTGCTTTAAGTGCTACGCTCATGCTGACTTTGTCTGCTCTTTTGATAGCCCATGCATTTCTCATGATGTTTTTCTTATCGTATTTCATTTTGTTGTCCTCCTTGTCTTTGGTTATCTCCCTGTTGCTGATTATAATATAGCACATATTGCGTAATATGTCAATGCATATTGCGCAATATTTTTATTTTTTTTGCAATAAAAAAAGGCGTAGGAAAATCCCCACGCCTTTTGTCATTTTTTTGTTGCGTTCTGATTTTGTACGTGTTACTATAGTGATGGTCATATGTAAAAGGCCAGAAAAAAGAATTATTCTTTTCGCCGCGTAGCTGCGGCGTTTCTTTTTGCCCCGGAAATTATTTCCGGGGCTTTTTAATTACTGCCGATTACACCACTCCTGCAAAGTCTTGACCATCGCTGACGGGTAGCTAATCACGCCGTCAACCGGTGTGCCGAGTTTTTTCTGGAGCGCGCGGATGGTCTGCGGTCCGATATATCCGTCCGCGGTCACTCCAACCCATCTCTGCATGGCCTTGATCAGATCGGAGCCTCCGGACAGCTTGCCAGACCATTCGGCCGCCGCAATGCCAGCGCAGTATTTTTTGTTGCTCGTCGGCTGATCACTGATCACGCCGTCTACGCCGGTCTTAAAAATCTCTTGCAAGCGTTTGGTCAGCTCATGCCCCCAAATGCCATCAACCGTGATCGCTTTCTCGTTTGATTTTTTGGCTGCACCGCCATAAGTGCAATACTTAGCATGGCAGTTGATCCAGCCCGCACCGGATAACAGCCGTCCCCAGCTTGTGTTTTGGATCTCTGTTACCGTATAGCTGCCCTGATCCGTGATCATGCCAACGATACGGCTGTCTGCGTTTGGCTGCTCTCTGATATTAAGGTCGGTATTGACCTTGTAGATTCCTGGCTCGTATTTTGACTTTTCAGGCTGCTTCGGCGTATCAGCCGATGCGCTGCCACTGATCAGACGCTTGAAACGATCCCAGTCGCCCCTCTCCATAATCTGACTCGGGCAGTGCTTACTACAGATATCATAGTGGCGATATACGCGGCTTGCCGGAATACCGGTTTCACGCATGATCTCTTTGACCACGGCAACCGTGTTCTGAAACGCTTTTTCGTAATTGTATCCCTTCTGCACACACATCTCCACGCCGATGCTGCTACGGTTGCCATATCTGCCGAACAGGTTATTACCACCATAATTTACGCCCACATGCCAGCATCCGCGGCTATGCGGCGCAGCCTGGTAGGCAACGTCCCCGTCATCTGTGTAATAATGGGCGGACATGCTCTCAAAGTTACCGTTATACTGCGCTCTCGCGTGTGCCAGCGCGTTCGCTCCTGCCGCGAAGTTATCCGTATTATGCACCACGATACACCGCGGATCGTTTTCGGCGTAAGTGTTCTGGTTACTGATATATGATCTGTCAATCCTCATTGTTTTCCCTCGATTCTGCCGGTTTGCGCCGGCGCAAAAAAGAACGGTTGTATACCGCCCTCACTCTGTTTTCTGTGCCTGCTTGATGATCTGATTTACATAGTTGCTCAGCCCTGCCACAAGGATTCCCTGTGTAATCGCCGTAAATACAGCCATCGCTGCCTGCTGACCGGTTCCGATTTCGCTGGTGGCCAGCACCCACACGGCGCACAGGACGATGCTCACGCCGCCCAGGATCAGCGGGATATATTTATCCTTTACGGCCTGCGCCTGTTTGAGCGCCATGCCCAGAAAATACAGGGCTACAGCAACAACGATGAGTTCCGGCTTTACATAGTTCATAATCTGTTCCATTTCTTTAATTTCCTTTCTTTTTTATATGTAGTTCTTCGATTTCCTGCTTCATTTTTGTGACCATGCCGTTTCCGCCGAGCGCATGGTAGGCGTCATACATCTCGCAGAAATTCTGGTAGGCGTATGATGGGATATCACCAAGAGTCGTATATTTGCTATGGTACTCAATCAGCTGCACTCTCAGCAAGAGCATGGTGCCCTTGCTGTTGGCATCCCTGTCTTTTTTTTGATTTTTTAGCAGCCAGACGATATACCCCATAAGAGCCGTGGTTACGATTGGCAGGATGATGGTATAGCTCTGCATGATAAATTCTTTCATTTTTACCTCGTTTTCAAAAACCGCCGCAGGATGATATATATTAGTCCCACAACGGTTATTTTGTGATTTATTTTTTGATTTTTTTAACGAGGTCTTACGGTCTTCCTCTGATCTCCATTCGCGCCCCTTATTTCTCAAGCTCGGCTTTGATCGCTTCGAGGTCGTCAACCGTCAGCGCCGGGTAGTCAGCTGCAATGTCCTCAAAATTCTCTCCGTCCTTGATCCGGATTCTAAAAGCTCTTACCATGATTTTCATTTTTAAATTATTTAAAGTCTTCATTTCTTTTCTCCTCCGATTAAATCCGCCATCATCAAGATGATATCATCTGATGTGGCCTTTAACTCATCTGTTTCGGTTTCTAAATTGCTGATTCTTTCCTCTGGTGTCGGCTCCGGATCCGGATAGATCGGATCATCGACAAGCCTCCAGACTTGTCTGATCTCCGTCTCTCCCTCTGCCCACTCTGACTCCCAGTGCTTGCCCTCGGTCTGATCGGCTGGTGCATCCGTGTATACCACAGGTTTATAGCCCAGCTGTTCCAGTTCTTCCGGTAGCGGGTTATTGATCGATCTGCCGTCTAAAATAACAGTAGACGGGGAGCTGCGCAGGCAGCCGTTTAACAATTTTGCGTGCACTTTTTAATCACCCCCTTCCGTTTGATTTTACAGATCCATTTTATAGATTGCAAAATCAATAGTTTCATTTTTGTTTTCGGCGATACGCGCCTTAAAATCTACTTTTCCGTCAGATACGTCATAGTTTCGTTCTGTCCATGCTCCGCCTGTTGTATTCTCAGCGCAAAATATAAAACCATATTTATCGCCGTGCACTAATATTGCTATAACTTTGATGTACGGGTAATTTTTCGGTCTCAAGATATACAGAGTATCATTTTCGACCGGGAAATTTACCGTTACCGTACCGTAGTTATTGGCCAAAGTAACATCGCCAACATATTCCAGCATCATACCATCCGCCCCTTGTGGCATCTCTGCCAGCATCGTCCGCCGCCTTACCATGTCTCCACAGCTTTCTCGGCGTTGATGCGGTTTTTAAGCTCAATTACCCGCTGTGCTGTGCTGTGCTGTGCTGTGCTGTGCTGTCAGGATTTTAGCATCATTCATATCTGTATCAACTCCTATTCCCATTTTTCTATTTTCAACCAAGACCCCGCTTTCAATTTGTCGTTCGATGAGCCAATTCTGAATCGCTTTATAAGTGTTTCTCCGTTTGGTAATGCCATTCCTCCCGCTACTGCGTTTTGTACGTTAACAGCAGCAGAAACTCGGGGAGGGCAAAAGGCTGTGCTTATCGCATAATTTCCAACAACTCCAATTTCGCATAAAAGCGGTCTAAATTCAGTCGACGTAGATGTTCCTATGTTAAAAGAATTTTCATATGCATTTTCCGAAATATTAAAGCGGAGTCCTCTATTATCTGTTACGGTCGCAAGCATCGCTGTCACTCTAATTCTTTCCGCTTCAAATCCGTCTACATATAATGTATCGCCATCATTCTGCGCAACTACTGTTTTTACTTCTTTCCAATTCATATTTTCTACCTCCTGCGCTTGCATCATCATTCTCCGGCGGCTCATACCCTCACCGCCTTGCTCGGCAGGAGCGAGTCAGTTAGATCACCGACCGACCGACCGACCGACCGACCGACCAGATTGTGGTTTAATTTGTGTTTCATGTCAACTTACCTCCCGTAAACTTCTATTGTGCCAGATGTGATTTTATCAATGCCCGTATTTGCTTGTAATGTGATCGCAGAAATTTGTTCTGGTATTGGATTCTTTGCATTTAATTTTGCAGTATACATTGTTGACGTGGCAGTAGATAACGGATAGGACGCATGATTATTTCCCGTCCTCATCCACGTCTTTCCTATCTTTCTTATATGCTGAATGGTATTTTGTACATTTGCTGATAATTCATTATTTATACCCGACATAATATTGTTATTACCTATACCAATAATTAATTGCGTATTATTTGTTGCTTTTAATTTCTCGCAAAACAAATATAACTCTGTACAAGGTTTACTCAACTGTATGTTTACAGTAGCCGTTTCTTCCGTTATACTTGCAGTGCCGACAAGTTCATATTCTTCATTCATTGAGCTTTCTGCCTCACTTCCTAATGTTCTTCTTCGTTCCATCAGCTCACCGCCCAACTCTGGCTCGTCAGCAAGCCCTCAAGGATCGACACCTCATAGATTTTATTTGACTCAACGCTAAAGCTCCCGATATTGACCCCTGCCGGGTGTACAACTCTTGTTGCTGTTGCGCCGCTTTTGAAAACAAAATGATATTCGTTCGCAACCGCCGAGTCGTTCGGCACCGCAAGCGTATAAGTTAAGCTCCCCATTTCTGGAAAAATATAAAGCTTATTCGGTTCAAGTTCCACTGTGCTGTCCGTCGTTCCTTTTTCGATTCTGGCAACTCTGTAGTCGTTTTCCTCTGGAATTTCCACCGTTACCGCGCCAGAGCCGTCATACTCAGCAGTAACAGCGCCGGAAAATGTCAGCTTGTTTGGGTTCGGAAGTTTTTCCGGGATCGCTGGAACGCCGGACAGATCCGAATAGTTACCAGAAAAATTACTTTTTGCGTCCCACGCACCTTTTTCGCTGTCGGTAACGGTACGATGTGTTTCATCTTCCGCAAGATCCGCTAATTTTTCTGGAATTTTTGGTTTGTTGGAAAGTTCGCTGTAGTCGCCGGAAAAATCGCTTTTTGCATTCCAATTTTCTTTTTCAGTGTCTGTAACAGTTCTATGGTTTTCATCAGCGGCCAACGCTGACAGCGATTTAGGAATGTCATTTTTCCCGGCCTTTTTCTGGAATTCAGCGTATACAGCTTTATTCTGCACGGGATTTTCTGATGTTTCATCAAGTGTTTCGTCAACCGTAACACCGTGGATTTCCGGTTTATCTGTCAAATCATTGTAACTTCCACTGAAATCACTTTTTTTATTCCAGATTTCTTTTTCCGCAGCCGTAACCGTATTGTGTTCACTGTCACTTGCTAGCTCAGAAAGCGTCGTCGGAATATCTTCCTTGTTCGCTTTTTCGGCGATTACGTTTTCAAAATCATCAATCTTCGCCGCCTTAGTGTTGACCTCGTTGATAGCACCCGGGATTGTTTTATCTTCTGTGGAAAGATTTGTAAACAACCGAGTGGAAAGCTTCGCAAGCACATAACGGCTTATGTTCAAAAAAGAAAACCTTTTTGTCGTCCTGCTGGACGCGTCGTATAAAACGGAAATGTCAGAATCAGACAGTTCCGTTTTATCTGTGTATTCATTAAACTGTGGCATTTTTTCTCTCCCTATAAGATACTGTTTTCATATAACTATTATACTTCCTGTGTCGTTTTACTCAGTGGTCTTGTTATCTAAGATATCTAACCGTAGTGACAAGAGTATAATTAGCCCCCCACGCTGCCTTATTTCGGAACTTTAATTTTGTTCCTGCAACGTTCCAGAAAAACGTATTCACAGCACCTTCCCACGAAAAATAAGGTAGAGAATACGTGCTATTGTCTCCATAAATCGTATTTTCTACGCTCAGCACTTTACCAGGCGTGGTAGACATAGAAATTTCTATCGTTGCAAACGATGTTCCACTAACAAAGCTAGTCATTTTCGTTTCGATGATTTGCTCATATACATTTGCTCCGTTATAGGTTCCAATTAAGCGCTCTCCCGTAGTTTTAACAGTGCTGTTCTTTAAAGAAGCACCTACAGCTCCAGCGTAAAGACTACTTTCAAATTCCTTTTTCAAATTGGCGGAAGAAATTTTCTTAGCATCAGAGCTTCCGATGATAAAATAGTCATCTGACCCGGTCTGTGTTTTTTCAGTCAATCCACTAATTAAAATGTTGTCAGCCATGTTATTCTCCCTGTTTTGATTCTATGAGCTTTTCGAGTGTTTTTACTTTCGCGCTCAGTTCTTGTATTGCCTTATACGCAACTCCAAGCGCGCTATACATGTCTATATTGTCTTTTTCATAGTCCAGAAGGTCATCAGAAAGAGGATATTCAGAACCAATAACAAATCCTATGTGTTCTTCGTTCTCTCTCCGCCTGTTTTTAAGTTTGTATCTGTATACTTTGCTGTTTTCTACCTTTTCAAGGGCACCGTCCTCGTAAGAGCATATTTCTTCTTTCCACTCGCTCCTGGATCCAGTTACCCACGACATAGCTTTACAGCTTCCGTCTTCGGTAACCACGAAATTATAATTGGCTTTGTTAAATGGGCCTTTTCCATTCCAACCGCCCCAGACAACCCACGGGCCATAAGCACCTATACCGTTTTCCTGCGTTTCTGACGTCTCCCAGTATTCAGCTGGTTCTCCTTCGACTGTTGTTCTTTTAACCTGCCATCCGCCCATTGTAAGTTTTACAGAGTCCCGATTGTCGTCATAGCTGAGAAAATCGCCGAGCGTAAAACGTTTTACGCTGTCAAGAATTAACCCGTTTTTTGTCCACGCACCTATTTGGGTTCCGTTTTCATCGAGAACTATGAGTTGTCCATGGCCATCATTCTTTCCGCCAAGGGTAAGAACACCTCCTTGCGCATAGGTAAAAGAAATATATAATTGCCCACCTTTTTGATAAATGCCTTTGATTTCTCCGTTATTGGTTAGGATGTTGAAAAGCTCATCAAATCCAAGCGCGGATGCATCCTTAACTACTGTTAGCGTCTGCACATCAAGCGCGTGTGTCGTGTCACTCGCAGCGTAAAAAGAGCATCGTATCATTGACATTTTACGTGGTACACTGATAGCCTTTTTGCCTGCTGTTACAATAGCCTTTCCTGCGGCTGTAACAATATTCGTATAAAGGCTATACTCGATGCCGCTTTCGTTCGCTGTAGATGTATACATGGTTTTCCATGTCTGCCCGCCGTCGTATGATTCTTCGACCTTGAAGCGTCCAGCGTAATCATATCTTGCAACGTCTGTACCGTCCCTATAATAAGAGTGAAACGTAAGAACGTTAGGCGAAAGGCTGCAATCATTTCCCTGCTTGACCACAAGCGCGGACGGTTCAATGTAATAAGTTCGCCCCGGTTTTCCATCTGTGCCTGGTTTCCCATCTGCACCGTCTGCCCCGGCATATACTTTAGCAAGGGAAAACCTGCGGGTAACTGCAAGCGTCCCCAAATAAGAAGCCCTTACATCCACCCATCCCTCGTTTTTGGTCAACGTCTTAACAGTGTACGTGAGTGTGGAAACATCCCACACACCTGTTACACCAGCAGAACATGTGAAACTATAAGAACATTTTTTTGTTATGTCCTCCGTCCCGTACATAACAATCGGGGAAGTAGTAACCGTTGGAAACGTGGAATAGTTGCCGGAAGAATCAACACTAATAGCCTGGTATTCGTTCGTTAACTGTAAGGTCATATTTTTGGCTAACTCAGCAACCTTTTCAGCGGCTCCGCTTGCTATACTCTCTACAGTCTGACCCTGTATCGTCAAAGAATCCACGTTAAAGCGCACGACTCCGGTCGTGGCGTCCATGTAAGCTGTTTCCTTCCCGTTTGCATCCTGTATAACGAGAGTGCCACCGACACCCCAATCAAAATTAATGCCGATTGTTGTCATGATTTTCGAAATCAGATCACCATCAACAGTAAGACCAGCGTTCCACGTTTTTCCTCCGTCCGTAGAGACAGCAACTGCTTCCGCGGTCATTTTCCAGACTATTGTTGATTCTTCCAACTTTTCGCGATTGTGCAAATAATAAATAACGCTTCCATCCGGCTGCGTTTCCTGCGTCATAAAAACGCCAGAAGAATTTTCAATACGTTCAGAAAGGTCACTCATTTGCTTTTCAAATTCTGTATAATGCCGCTTCACAACACGTCGGAATTTTTGATATATCTCAGCAGCTTTTCCGCCATATGATGTAGCCGTTCGTTCTGGTGTGTCAAGATCGCATTGCAGCTTTGTGGCTCCTAGATAGTTGTATTCTACCGATGTAATCACAGTCGGATAAATAGACCCTTTTAACGTTTTTACAAAACATGTGTCCATGACTTCCGCAATTGGGTATGCGATATGGTCACCACTAAACGCATACATTTCAAGTCCAACCGCGCTAGTGGAAATAAGCTGCAATCCATCTTTTTCCTTTCCGTCTAGCAGAGGATTCGAAACAGAAAAACAGTATTCTGTTGTTCCAACAATAAGTTCTGATTCTTTTCCTTCTTCGCCTTCTATTGTTGTCTTTACTCCGGTCACGCGTATAGGATCAGTAGAAACGGTAGGGGATTCCTTAAAATTTTCAAGGACTTGAAATGCATCGGTGTTATAACTTCCATCTTCTTTTTTTACACTGCTCAAGTCGTAACTTTTAATAACTACGCGCTCGTTTTCATCGCACATAGCGTTCCCGCCAGCAATCATAGCAATATAACCTAGCAAATCTCGGCATGTACAGCCGTCTGGTGCTGTCTCGACCGTGAACGTGTCGTTTTTAAAAGTTGCCGTTCCGATGGTCAAATTGCACTGTCTGCAAACGTCTTGGTATATTCTGCGCAGGGTTGCCGGATACTGTATAGCAGGCTTATAAGTGATAGCCGTTTTAGATATATCGTCTGCAGCTGTTATCTCTAGTGTAGTTGCTGGTGTTACCGGATCCGTAACGATAAAAGTACCTTCTTTTAGTTCTTCTGTCGTCCCATCAGCGTAGTGCATTTGGCTTTTAAGCTCGATTATCGCGGCAAGAAAATCTTTTGAATCAAGTGTTTCATCGCTGTTGTCAACCGTCAATTTAATCGTTTTCGAGATCGCAGCACCAAGCGGGAAAGAATTGTTTCCCGCCGTCTGCGTGATAGAATTCCCGGTCACACGGAAATTCTTTTTGGCCGTAAATTCCAGTATTTCGCCGTTTGCCAAGGTAACTTTTGCCGCCGGATAAATTGGTATACCGGATTTGATACCTTCTATGAATTTTGAACTAACGTTTTTCATACTGGATTAACCCCCGTAGCTTGAAAACTCAATTCTGAGCATTTTTCCTCTCCTTCAACCAGCGAATAGAATCCAACATCAATGTTCGCCGTGTAAAACGTGGTTGTTTCCCATTCGCCGGAATAAACGTTGAAATGATAAAATTCGTATTGCTGGCGGCCTTTAATCCGCTGTAGAATCTGTGCGACATCTGTGGCAGATATATCCGTCCATTTGAGCGTATAAGCTTCCACGGTAAAAAGAGTCGTGTTCATCATTTTTCCGGTCATTATTCGCCCAGAATCATCCGAGGACGTAGTAGCATACGCTAAAGTGTATCCATCATCGTCCACTTCAGGGGCTGTATAGTCTCCGAATTTCAAATGCTTTTGTGCCATCTTTCGCCCTCCTTAAAATTCAAATTGGTTTTGGCCTGTCTGAAGCTGCCGCAATTTCCCTTCGGAAATTGTTTCGTCAAAAATAGTCTTCCGGTCAAGCTGTGCTACAAATCTGTATGTTTTTCCACCGCCGCCGGATTCTTCCCGCACAATCTTCCTAATAAGGCTTTCTGGGGCTTCGATGTTGTTCCCGCTCCGCTGATCACCAAGGACAGCAAGGAATTCTTGGTTCGGCGGAATAACTGCGCCGGATGCCAGATGCGGAATTTTTCCGATTGTAGAAATATTTACGCCAGGAATTTTATTTGCCCCACGAATCAACGTGTTGATTCCGTTGATTGCCTGGTTAATCATATCAATAATTCCGTTAATCGGAGCTCGCAGAACATCACCAAGTCCGCTCATGATGCTGAAAAAAATATTTTTCACGCTCTGCCAAGCGTTTCGCCAATCACCAGTAAAGGCGTATTTAATAAAATTCATAATTCCAATAAATACGTTTTTCATCGTTCCGAAAATCGCTTTGATTAAATCGCAAAGCACCTGAGGAGCAATACCAGCTACTCCAAAATATTTTACCCAGTCAACCGAGAATAATTTTTTTACCAGCGACATAAACGGAGTTAAAATATAATCGCCAATCCATTCAATTACAGCGCCGCAGGTATCCGCAAATCCCTGTGCTATTTGTTCTGCGCCAGAAAAAGCCTTTTTCCAGTCGCCCGTAAACACGCCAACGAGGAAATCGATCAACCCACCGAGCATATCCAGAATTCCGTTCGCCATTTTTACCGCAGCGCCCAATAAATCAATAGCCGCGTCGCCTAGCCATTGTACAACAGGCGCCAACAATGGAATTACGTTTTCAAGAATCCAATTAATAAGGGGAACAAGAACGTTATTCCAAATTTGCTGTAGCGCATCAATGATTTTTGCGCACACATCAAGGAATTTATCGACAAAATCTGTAAGAGGTCCATTAATCAAATCTTCGAGCCGCGTTCCCCATTCATCGATGATAGGTGCTACATAACTGTTATAAAGATCAAGCAATGTTTCCAAAATAGACGCACAGCCTGATTCGATGTCATCAATAAATGGCTTAACGCTCTCATCATAAAATGCAATGATTTTATCGGATGTATCGTTTAAAAAGTCCTCGATAACCTGCGCGAGATGCTGGATAGGTGCGATTGTTTCGTTAATCGCTTCGACTAATTTATCTTTGTTATCGATCCATGGCTGCCAGGCAAGATACATTTTATCGCGCTCATATCGTGCAAAAATTTCTACAGCCAAGCCGCCTAAAGATGCAAAAATTCCGATAAGATTTCCTGTCAAATCCTGCGCTGTTTGTGTGCCAAACGTTTTTGCAAATACTTCGGCTATCGTTTTTGCGATAAGTCCGAATTCATCTGCAATTTCTGTTCCGACGTTGAAAACGTCAACCAAAAATTTCTTGATTCTATCTTTATTTCTGTTTAGATAGCTTTCAAAACCGCCTACAAGATTGACAGCCAGTGTAAGACCGACGCTTGCTATTGATCCGGCAACGACCCCTAGATTATAGATTACAGATTCTGCAAAGCGTTTCGCGGCTCCTACTACTTCCGGATCTGTGAAGATCTCCACAAGATTCTTTTTGATGGATGCCAGATCCTTTTTCAGCTCTGCAAGCTGCGGTTTGTAATCTCCAAGGCCATCCCAGAAGCCGGACATAAACAGGTCTTTAATCTTTTTCAGTAAATCAAAAACTTTCTGCAGATTATCCAGAAAAGCGTTAGGGATCTGCTCTTCCGTGAACATCGGCGCACTGCCTGTCCCTCCTCCACCGCCGCCAGCTCCCGGGGATTTTCCGCCACCGCCGCTGCCGGAACCGCTGTCGCTTTTCGAATCCATCTTGTTCAGATCATCGAGAGGGGAAAGGTATTTTTCCGTTGCTTCTGCGGCCGCATCTGCCGCATCTGCCGCGTCGTTGGTTGCGTCCGCTACATCTTCCGCACTCGATGCCGTATCGCTTAGAGATGCCGCGTAGTCCTTCTGGACGGCTAATGCTCGGGTGTATGTTTTCTGCCCGGAAAGCATCGAAAAAAACATACTCACGTATGTTGCCGCGGTGCTAAGCATGTCGATAAATTTGGACAGAATAGGTGCAATCGCCGTAAGAATCGGCGCAAATGCTGTCGCAAGACTGTTTTTGAGCCGTTCCAGGCTGCCCCACAACATAGAGATAGCCGAGTTGGTTGAGCCGGATTCCTGCGCCAAATTTGACATTCCAGCCACAACCGCGCTTCTCAGCTTATTGAAAAGCACGAATAATGAGCGGATGCCGAGACCGTATTTTAACAACGTCATAATTCCGTTTTTGGCATTTCCAGCCGCACTTCCGGTTTCTTTCAGTGAATTTGCGGCCCTCTTTCCGCTGTCAGCAACCTTTTCATTGGATTTTTCCAATTTTGACGCGTTGTCTGCTGCGTTTTTAGTCGCTGAATTATTCGCCGAATTTGAATAGCTGTCAATGCTGTCTTTTACGCCGTCATAAGACGTTTTTAACCGGTCATTGATACTGGCAAGTTTTTCTTCTTCCTGGGCCAATTTTTCCGTTACTGCCGCTGCTTCTTTTGTAGGTTCACTCTTAATCGTTGCAGTACCGGATTTTTCCATTTCACGCATTTTTCTTGCGACTGCATCGTACTCATCTTTCAGAAATTCAAGGTCAATCGTAAGATCTTGAATTTCTGATGTCTTACTTCCGTCACCGTTTGATGACAGAAGTTCATCCCGTTTTCCTTTTACACTCGAAATTTCCTGTTCCAGTTTCGCAAATTCTGATTCGAGTTGTGCGTACTTCTGAGTTGGAATTTCTGACCCGAACGCAGACGCAAAATCTTTTCCTGTTTTCTCAAGATCTTGCAACTCGCCTTTTGCGTATTCAATTGTTTTCGCGAGCTGATCAATTTCGTATTGATAGCTCTTATACTTTTTACTGTCCTCGCTTCCGCCAAGTGCCACAAATTTTTCCTGCGCATAGATGAGTTTGTCCATCTGCGTCTTAGCAGACTCTATCTGCGTCTGGATCTCTTTGTATTCGTCGGTCGGTATCTGCTGCTTTCCGAGTTCAGAAACCTTTTCTTTGAGCTGTTCGACTTTTTTTTCTTGCTCTCTGTATTGATCGTTCAGCTTTGAAAATGCATTTGCTTGCTTATTAAGTGATGCTTTGGCCTTGTCTCCAAGACCATTAATAGACGAGATACACTGCCGCACATTCGCTTCCAGCTCCTTACTGCCAGCTTTTGCGCCGTTGGTGTCAATCTCCGTATCAATGATGATATAGCCGTCAGCCTGTCCAGCCATGCGTTTTTCCTTCCTACCGTGTAACTTTTAACGGTTTGTGCCGGTGCTCCGTATGCTCCGGCAGTTATTTTGATATTCCGAAAAGTTCTCTAAGAGCTGCTTTTTCTTCTTCGCTTCTCTGGCTGCTTGCCGATTTAAGATCGATGATAGCCTTGTTATCTCTGTAATATTCCTGTTCCCACTTGTCCAGTTTTTTTCCTTTGGCTTTTTTATCTCGGATACTTACCACGGTCGAAAACGTGCCTTCCCCGATCTCCATGTAGAATGCAAAAAAAGTCCACCAGTGCAGATACTTCTGACCGCGCACATCTTTTCCGGCAACCTTATTGATAGACGGAATAATAATGGTTGCATCCTGTATCCAGTCCATTAATTTTGGCCTTTTCCGCTTTGTATCCTCCGAAAACCCGCAGTCAATAAATTCACATGCTTTTTCCGCAGCTTCTTCCCATTCGGCGGGTTTCATATCGTCAAAATCAATATATAGGATGGCTAACATGCTTATGACCTGTTCCGCCTTTTTTTCGTCCTCGGTCATATCTGGCTCGAAAATTTCTGGATCGTTCATGCATTGCAAAATATCCAATACCACTCGGTAATCTGAGCGTATTGGATATTCTTTACCAGCAACGTTGAGCGATGTCGGAAGGCTCCACGCGTCCATTATTTACGATATTTAGCAACGTATTTATTCATACGTGTTCGAACCTTTTTCGCTCGGTGTTCGGTCTCTGTCTCGATCACGCGGCCGATAGCGTCAACAACTTCTTCGAAAAACAGCTTTCCAGAAGCAAGTGGAGAGAACGGGCCTAAGATGCTGAAAAATGATTCTTTCGAATCCGATCCGATCAGATAGGAAAGCTCATCAGCAACCATGTTTTCAACTTTTTTGATATCCGCCGATTCGTTCTCTGGAACTGAAAAGCTGTTCAGATGCTCCACTACCTCATCATATCGTGAGATAAGATTGGTGTCGGACGGCCGAAAATCAAACTTGCCGTATACATGGCCTTGCTTATTCTTGATGTAATAAGTTTTTAAGCCGTCATCAATAATGATGTCGTTACTCTGCGGTTTTACCAGTTTATTACTCATTGGAAAGCTCCTTTCTATTTGTGTGTACTCTTACGCCAGAGATGTGCTTTTACTGGAAGCTGGCACTGCGCCCTCACTAAATTCCGGAGTTCCGGTTTTCAGAGAAGCTGCGCTTACGTATCCTTTTGTGAATTTGCCATCCTCAGAGACAGTGAACGGGATATTGAGACCTGCAGTATCGCCGCCGTAAGACTGCGGTTTTACGATGACCTCGCGCACGTACGCAAGATGATTCGTCGCCGATGTGTCCTCCACGATGACCTCCAGCATAAGTGTTTTACATGCATCGCCTTTTTTACGCTCGAGAGCGATATCCCGCAGTACCGGATACAGTTTGTTGTCCGGATCAGCATAGAACGGGTCAGCATCCATAGACGGCTCATATCCGTTATCTCTCGTTTTGGTCTGTCCGAGAATATTTTTAGTTGTTTCGGTGTCCGGGTTAAGCTCTACGGACATATCCTCGATGTCGTCACCTACCAGCACCCAGCTTGCGGATGCCACAACTCTTTTGAATGTCGAATCAAGGTAAGTGGCCATTGCTTCACGTTCAAGTTTTGACATGTTTTTTCCTTTCTACCGCGTAACTTTTCGCGGTCAGCGGCTGCCGAATCGGTGCCGGTATGATTATTTTTTGAATTTTTTTCGATATTTTAAGGACATACTGATAACCCAATCTTCCACCTTATTCTCTGACACTGTATCAAGATACGACGGGGTCAGACGGGTTATAGATTCGATAACTCTTCCCTCTGTAAGAGTCGGATATTCGTCAAGGTGGTAGATAGTACCGTCCACCTGCACAGGCTGTTTTTCCAGCCATTTTCCGAGAGTGTCAAGAAATTCTTTGATTTCTGTCTTAATTCCAGGCGTTGTAGGTGCTGAGCGATACACGATGTAAAACGGATAGTTGCAAAGCTGATCCACAATTCCTGTGATGTATTTCTTTTCAGAAGCAACCACAGCTCCACTCACCGGATAGAATGCAATCCCGTCATCCTCTTTGAGTGACGAAAACTTGATCTTTTCGGTCGGCTGCAGTCCGGGGAAAGTGTTCAGAACGGTTTCCAGTGCTTTTGTTACGATGTCGTATCCGTCCACATCGTATGTAACAGGTTTTTTAACCTCCTCCGGCATGTTTCTTCACTCCTTTCACCCATTGCTTACCGTGCGCCGCCTTTGCCGCGTCAAACCAGTGATCTGTTGCGGACGGATGCGCCGTTTTATCAAATTTCAGCGGCGTGTCAGTAACTACCTTTTTCGCTCCGGGTCTCGCCCACGCTGAGCGCGTCTCCGGATCAACCATCAGCTTTCCTTCGTACAGAAAGCGACCATACGGCGGAGCGCCTGCACACACCTTTCCAGTACCTTGCATGGATGCGCTGCGCACTCTGGTTGCATCTACCATGATTCCGTCACGAAACGGCATGTATGGAATCATATCGTTCATAACCTGCCCGTCAAGCCAGAACTGGGCTTCCTGGAATTGCTTATCGAATCTCGTAAGGTCTACTTGCACTTTAACGTGTCCATTAACCACCGAAAAACTGGGAAAATGCTTTGTATTACTCATTATTTTCCCCCTATCTCAAAATGGGGAATAAGCCTGTACGGACCACCTACATTACTGATAGAAAACACGTTATCATACTTCTTGTTCATGTAGTCGTAGAATCCGCGGTCTACTCTGCTTGTGTATTCCGCGTCTTTCACCACGCCGTACATCTGACGTTCAACGATTGTGGCAATCGGCATTTTTTCGTGATCCTGCACGTATGCTCCGTTGTGGTCGATAAGATACGCCTGCTCTTTCGTGACGCAATGATCGCCAAGCACGAAAAAGTCTTCGTTCGCAAAAGTGAGTGTTCCTGGAAGTTCTTCATTCGTCTGAGCTTTCCAGGCTTTCGGCGATAACCATTTCTTTCCCTGTACAATAATTGTGCCGTTATCTGGCGTGTATTCCACATGTAGGCTGGCCGTATCAGCACTGTCAATGCCCGTTCGGACGATGTTTGCGACCTTATCTGTGATAAGATCAACATGCTGCAGCACGGTCGGATACCAGAATACATTCCCGGTCTGATCTTCGTACCGATTGAAAAGAGTTATGGTTTCGTCATACATGGGTTCACCTACTTCTTATTCTTTACAAGCGCAGTCTCATATTGACCGCTAAAACGTGATTTTCCATTTGAATACCACGTATAGCCTTTAGGATTCGTAAGAGCATTTTCTACGGGTTTCCAGCCTTTAGGGGAGAGGTTGAAACGTTTTACTGTCTTACCATTTACAGTTTTCATCAGTCCGCTGTTGCTACCTCTTCCGCCCATATCATAACCTAACGCCTGCATACAGGAGCGGGACGCCGTCATCCGTCATAACTCCCTGTAGATTTTCGAGAATAGTCTGTGTCACGAGTACATTTTCGACCTTTTTATCCATCGCCGCCTGTCCGTAGACGCTGGAATTTGTGCCGCTGGTTCCGGTCACGTAGGAAATACTTTCACTGCCGGAAGAAACCGAAGAAACGGCCTTATTGATGACTGTTCCGTCTTCTCTCTTTACGGTTCCTACTGTTTCCATTGCGGCATTTTTCACGGTGTCGATCTGAAAGAGCGCATCCGCCAGAGCGCATACCGCTTTCTTGATCTTCTTCTGTGCCCGCTCGTTTTCCGGCAGCCCGTCGGCAAGCCGGTCGAACGTCAGAATGTCGATTCGATCGCTTGCCCGCTCGGCATACCGCGGGAAGTCGGATTCTGGCACGGTATCGCCGAAATATGAAGTTGTGTAAAATTCATAGTCTGCATATGCCATGCCAGATACCTCCGTCAACCGTTGGACTTAATCAGTCCCATACGGATATTTTTGTGATTGAACGCAAGTGACCAGTTCGCTTTTGCTCCGAGTTCTGCATTGGTCGGGGATTCTTTTGCGATTCTATTTGCGTTAATTGAGAATCCGTTCGGATGCAACACGTAGCCCTGTTTTGTGTATAACTTACGAATACCGGCTTTGGTTTCCGGATCGTAGTCTGCATAGTACGGGTCCTCGTAGTTGGTCTTATCGCAGGTGAGCACCGTTCCAGATCCGATCATATAGCTCTTATAGATCGGAACGTCTGTAGATGTGTCTACCGTGAAACGGTCAGATACAACCGGAATGAATCCGCCGATCGTTGGAAGTTCAACATCTCGCTCGATAGCATTGGTGATGGTGTACTTGTTGTAATCAACCAGCCCCATAGCCTTGTATCGAGCGTAGATGTAAGAGTTAATGACCAGCAGACCCATGTTCTCGTCTGCGTCTCCAACTGCTTTCTGCTGCGCGAAAATCAGTGTTGTATCATTGATTTTGTTTGCATCGGTTACGGTTGTAACCCCAGAAGATGCCGTCGCCGAAAGATCCGTAACATGATCTTTCATACCGTCCAGTGAAAGAACCGCGTCAACAATAGCCATGAGATCGCGTGTTCTTACCTGCCGATAGAATCCGGCAACAGAGTTTGCAACATGCGTCATCGGGTCAGCGCCGGTCAGCTCCTTTGTGAAATCCTGGGCTTTCCATGCTTTCATACGCTGGGTCAGCATACAAGTCTGTTTCTTTCCACTGATCTCAGTCGGGGTGTTGTCGGTTTCACCATCATTGTTGAGCGCGTGAGATTCATCCTCGTCAATCGGAACATAAAATGGAAGCGTCGCAACGTTTCCTTTGGTTCCGATCAGATCCATGATCGTCTGATCCTGTACAAGGATTCCAGACGCTAAGATTCGGTCATTCCAGGTCGGCTGCTCGCTCATGTAGTCGGAGAACACCTCCGGGTCAAACGAAAAGCCGCCAAAAGTACCAGTTCTTGGCATTGTGTTTCCTTTCTACCGCGTAACTTTTTGCGGTCAAGCGTTATCGCATGATAACGGTGTTATTTCGAGAGTGCTTCATACAATTCGGGATCTTCTGCTTTTAACTTAACTCTCTCATCGAGATTCATTTTGCGGAAACTTTCTTTTGTAAGCTCGCCGCCTTTGCCACCAGTTGTAGGCTGAGTAAACCGTGCCGCGTGGTTCTTGGCGTTTTCAGTTCCGGCATCCACAAAAATCCCTGTTTTCTGTTTTCCATCCTTATCGGTAATCATCTCCGTGAAGATGTCCGCGATGGACTTTCCTTTTGCAGAATCAGCGTCCAGAGCTTTCGCAAGCTCCGCGCGGTAGTAATCAGCCGTAATGCTGTTCAAAAACTCGTATTTCTTTGCTCCCTTTTCATCTGTAGCCGTCAAGAAATCATTTACCTGTTTTTCGACCTCTGCCTTTCTGGCATCTGCTGCCCGTCCGGCTTTCTCTTCATTGAGCTGTGTGGTGAGGGTTGTTACTTTCGACTGTAATTCTTCAACGTTTACGTCTTTGAATCCCTCAAGCTCTTTCTGCACATCGTCCAGCGAGTTTTTATATTCATCGCGTTTCGATACCACCTTGTCGTAATCTGATTTTGTTCGATAGTTTTCCTCCATCTTCTTTTTCAGATCCGATTTTTTATCTTCCGGAATCTCGATTCCAAGTTCCGTAAGAATCGTTTCATAATTCTGCATTTTCTATCCTCCTAAACGTTGTTTTTAACTGCCCGTCGGCAGTAATGGATTTAGGCAGATCAACCTCTGCCGGGGTAATGGGAAAATAGGATTCGAACCTATCAAGCAGTCCAAGAGAGATTGAATGTATGGCAGTGTGAGAGGAACACACAATCTTCTTTTCTGTTTCCCAATAACAAGAAACACGCCGCGTTTTCAGAAAGGCTCGAGGAACGGAAAACGCGGCATATTTCAGACACGTTCCGAGCCTTGTGCAGGCTCTTAACAGGATCCCCTAGAACGTCGAAAGGAGGTGAATTGAACATCAAAATGACTTACAAGCCAATCCCAACTTCTTTTCACGGTCTTATCGTACTATATTTTTCCCTCCCCATTGTACCCATCTTGTCTTATGTGTCGGCAAGTTTCCGAATCTGCTGCATGATAGCCTGTCTTTCGTCGCGGAAATCCGCATCGAGAATCATAGCCTGCAGCATATCGAACACTTCAACCATCAGACGGCCGACGGAATCCATCAGCTTATCTTTGTGCGCCGCGTCTCCGTGTTCCTGGTACGCCATTTTTGCCGCAATGTACTCGTCATACAGCGCGTCAATATTCTTATCGTATTTTCCATTGCTGTACTTCTTAATCAGCGTTTCTGACGCGTCCATCATGGCCGCAGGAATGCTCTCACACTCCATTTTTCGCATATTGCATAACGTGGTCGTGATTTTGAACATTGCGTCAAGGTTATCTGTCGTAAGCTTCTGCATCGCAGATTCTTTTTCTCTCTCCAACTGCTTTTCCAGTATTTCTTTTACGCTTCCCATCATTCCACCTCAATTTCCTTCATGCGTTTCTTGTATTTCTTGTGCAACTCTTTTTGCGATTCGGTAATATGGACCATATCATAGCCGGTTGAGATCAGGTTCAGAATAATCTTGTCGATTTCTTTCAGCTCATTACTTACGTCGTCCACCAGAGAAGTTACAAGCGTGAAATCTTCCACGTTACCTTTCTCAAGTAGCGCGGCGGCATAGATCTGATACACCTCTTTTGTTTCCTCTTCCCATTCCCGATATGCTGAGAATCCATCTTCTACAGCTTTCTGCTTAGTTCCTTTTCCTACAGATATACTTTTTGCGGAATACCAGCTATCCGGAATCATCTTCACTTCACCAGAAAACGCATTTTTAATCAGTTTTCCGTGTCTTTCGATGCGATAGTTGCATATTTTTCTTCGTTCGATGCTTTCCGCTAGGTGCTGGTACTCATGGAGCCGCTTATATCCTTTCAATCCGAGAAAATCAAAATAATCCGCGAGCTGATCGTGCATCATGATAGCCGCAATGAAGCGGCTGTTGATTTCCGAAAAGATAGCATCCGCATCTGTTACGTCTGTTTTGCTTCGGAAAGTAATCATGATTCGTCACCCCCTACGCAACTTTTTTGATGATGAGGTTCGCGTCTTTTACGAGGACTTCGGTTGCAGAAATATTTCCGACTGACACAGTAAGGCTCGTTCCCGCCGGTACAGGGATCAGTGTGTTTGCGCTCACGTTCTGATAAGTGTTCGCAGTAACTACGGTATAATCCATCTCTGTTCCTCCAACCGCTTCTCCGTTCAATTTCAGCGTAAGCACGGTCGCGCCCGCTGCCGCCGCTGTTACGTTTCCGTTGAACTGTAATTCTACCGCGATAGGAAGGTTCGTCCGGTTCGTGATTGTGAAAATTCCGCTTCCCTCGATGTGGTTCAGCCATCCGCTGGAGCATCCACAACGACGGGATTTTACGCGTGTATTGGTAAATACAACATTCTGTCCTGCTGCTACTGTCTGTTCTGCTTTTGCAATTACATTTAACATAATTTCTCTCCTTCTCTTAACAAAACAGGGGCAAGCTCCACGCCTACCCCTGCAATTTTGCACAACTACTGTTTCGTAGATTTGGAATCTTCCAACATGCTGATTATTTTATTTTGGTTTTCGATGATCCGGTCAAGGTACTTTCTGTCCTGTTCCTGCAGGTGCTTTGCGATATCTGCATTGCTCGCCTGTGACAGGTCGCTCTGATAGTTCATCGCCTGCAGGAATACACCGAACAGGTTCAGAAGATCGAGTGCGGACAGCTCGCTTGTGTTCATCAAAGCACGTTACCGCCATTTCCGCAACATCCGCCGTATCCGGTCATGTTGTACGCGAAATACGGGGAACATGTAAGATAAGCCGGTGTAGGTGTCGGGCGTACCGCATCAATGATTGTACGGGTCTGCGAAACCTGTGAAATCTGATTGTACGCATTCTGCAGATCACGGTCACGGTCTGACAGCTTATCCCTAAGTGCCTGGATGGTGTTTTCCTGCATCATCTGTCTGGTTGCGTTTCCATCGGCCAGAATGCTCTCCTTGATGTCGCAGCAACACTGTGCCATCTGAGCCTGCATATTCTGTGCCATGAGTGCCGCATCATATCGGCTCTGCAGAATCTCTTTCTGTGTTTCACAGCAACAATTCTGCTGTGCCGCCTGCACCTGCTGTAAGCCGAGCTGATTGGTATACCGGTTTTCCAGTACGTCTCTCTGCGTCTGGCAAGCTGTGTTGGAAACGTTCTGATTGGTATTGAAAATGTCACGTTTCACAAATTCATCTGAAATGAAATTGTCCTGTACGCCAGTCTCAACGCCGCCGCGGTTCCATCCGCCCATCATCATTGGGAATAAGAAAGCTAAGAAAATAATCCAAATCCAGGAATTATTTCCCCAACCATCATCGTCGTTGTTTCTTGTGACGGCTGCTACATCAGCCGCGCTAAGTCCCATTGTTCCATCTGTCATGGTTCTTTCTCCTTATCCTTCTATTTATTAAGGCTGTGCACCGCCCTAATATCTTATTTCATCAGCCCGGAGAACTGCCCCGGATCCATCCCGTTCTGTCTGCACATGTCCTCGAATACCTGCTTTGGGTTCTTACCTCTGCACATATCCATAGCTTTCTTGACGTTCGGGTTAGTCTGCGCCATCTGTTCTACTGCGGCCTGCGGGTTGCCCGCCTGTTTGAGCTTATTGACCATCTGCATAGCCTGCATCATCGCACCCATCGGGTTGTTGCCGCCGCCCATATTGCCTATCATGCTCATTAATGGATTCATACGGATTCCTCCTTATTCTCCGGCTTTTCGCCTAATCGCGTCAGCAGAGCGTCAAATTCCTGCCGCGTAACGTATTCTTGTCTTTCTTCTTTCGACTGGTTCTGTGCCGGGTTTAGGGCTTCTGGCGAGATCTCGGCGAACTGAAACACCTTAAAAGTCGCGCTTCCCATGCCATCCACAGACTTGACGTAGAATACAGGGCTGTTGTTGTCCATCATCCACGCCGTATGCCCAGGCTGGACAATCTGGTTTCTTGCTCCCTCAATTCCAGCAACCTGTATCCAGTTTACGTTACTGGTCGGTGCCTGCGGCTGTTGCTGGTTCTGCGGGGCATACATGCTCATCTGCTGGTTTCTCGCCTGTTCCAACTGATTAATTCTCTGCTGCAGCATTGCCTGTTCATTCGCAAATGCCTGCGGGTCAATATACGGATACATATTCATTCCTCCGTTCTCTTTCTACCCCTATTTTAGGCGCAAAAAAAGGACTCTGACAGTTCGTCAAAGTCCCATGAAATACTCAAAAAAGTATCAATCAACATACTTTAATGATTTTGGTGTTTACGTTTCTGCTGATCCGTTTTGCAGTAGAAACAGAAATGTTCATTAGTTCCGCACACTTTTCGAGCGGAATATTCCTACTCCGATAATCAAAAAGTGTACGTTCGTCACGCGTAAAATTACAATACGTGCGAAAATATTCCAGCTCCGGTACTGTGAATTCATACACTTTCAAGATAAGCCCTCTTAATTTTTCTTGTCAGTCATCGCATTTACAAGTTCTTCCCTCGTTTTTTTTAAGCCCTCGATGTTGTTCCCTGTAATCTTATTTTCGATCAGGTTGAACATACTCCTCATTATCAGATTCATATCGTCTCGTTGGGTTCGGATGGAAGTATAATCTTTCTCAAGTTTTGACTTGATATCCTTGATATCCTCCTCTATTGTCTGCATCCTCTTTTCCAGATCCCTCTCGGGCTTTTTGAATTTCTTCCATGCTCCGGTCAGAACCACAATCGCGCCACCTACTGTAGTTATCCAGCCGCAGAGAATCATGATTTGATTAATCGTCTCAATCATCTGCTTTTTCCTTTTTGCGTTTTTGATATCGCCGTGCATCCGCTGCGGCTCTTGCTGCCTGTTTTCTGTCCCAATGGGCTATTTTCAATCGCTCATCATAAGGGCGCAGGTTGTTGTCTTCGCAAAACTTGCGATATGCTTTATTTTGTTTACTAAGCAAATTAGCTTTTTGCTCTGTTCTACTTTGCAATTTGCTTTTCGTCTCATTGTCGCTTGCGTTGTCTATAGCAAATTGCAATGTTTGAATTTGCCTTTTGCTGTTTCGTATCCTGCGTTCCAACAATCGTTGCCGCTTCTGTGCTTCTTCCACCTTACGATTATCTGCGTAAGAGATATTTTTCTCGTCGAATGGATTGTTCTTTCCGTCACCAGATCCGAAACTATGACGGCAATTCCAGCCGCCCAGTCCCTCGCCGGTGCCGTATCCGGTCACCTCGTAGAAATTCGGGTATTTCTTGTTTTTTCCGGTTCGGGAATAGAATCGCCCTTGCCACCAAAGATGATTCCCCGGGTTCTGCCCGCCGTCTCCCGTTCGTGCGCCTACATGAGCAGATACAAGAATGATATCCCAATCCATTTCTTCCATTCGCGCTTCTGATACATCACACGCTGCCTGCGCTATACCAGTGCGTACAATGGTCATGGTCGCAGATTCAAGGCTTTGCCGGTATCCGGTCGGGTACTTGACTGTTAGCCCCTCCTCGGACACTTTCTCGATCAGATCAGCCACCACAGCGCCGTAAGACTCTCCGCCGCTCAGAACCCTGTGGTAGGCGCTGTCAAGCTCGTTGATGAAGAGTCTCTGCGCTTCTTCCGCGGTCGTCCGGGTGAAGTTACGCCATGTGCCTGCAGTCGCCTTGTAATCCCTTTCAAGAACACGCATAAGTGTTGGGGAAAGAAGAAGCGGCGTTGGTGCCAGCCCAGCCGCCGTGTATACTGCGTCATCCCATTTGAGCGTCTGTATTCCAGCGTCAATGCAGGCTGATTTGATCTCTGATAGCTGCTGGTTGGTCGCCTTTGCTATCTCTTTCTGTATATCTTCCAGCAAATAGCCAGCTTCCTGCAGTGCTTCGATTCTCCACTTGTCCGCCGCCGTCAACATGTAATTCTCGCCGCGTTCCATGCGGGTTAGAATCGCCTTTACGATCTTCCGCATGATCCTGTTGTGCAAATCCTCTGTGATGGCTTCTGCGCCCTCTGCCGCGTGCTGCAGATACTCCGGGGTAAGCATGTCTTATTCCTCTTTCTGTGCCTGTTTAATGATCTGGTTTGCTCCGGTGCTTGCTAAGCCGCTTACAATGCCGACAGCTACCGCGTTAAGCACGTCATGTGCCGGAAAGTCCGGGATAGTGTACATACCAACAACGCCAAGCACCGCTCCCGTAAATCCTACTGCGCACGGAATCCACTTGTTGCTAATATCCGTTGCTTTCATCACCATGCCCACCAGATAGCAGACTACTGTGATGCAAACTACTGTTGCTACTCCACTCATATCCATGTTATCACTCCTCCTTATATTTACTATCAAAAAGCTCATCCTCTTTCGGGGTGGCTTCTTCGACCATCGCCTTTGCGTCTTCCTTCGAGAATCCCTCGAATTTGACGAAATACATCCACGCCGGTACCTTACCAGCATTCACATAACCCCACCAGCGTGCACGATCCTCCTCGCGGTTGTACGTAATATCACCGAAATCATACGTTACTTCGTATTCCCCTGCCGGACTCTCGCCGTACAGATCCGCATAGACGCTCAGCGCGTAATAGACGGCATCCATGCACTTCTCGAGCTGATCCCGAACATCTTTGATATACTGGATCGTCCGCCGGTCATCGGATTCAACCTGTGTTGCCGTTACCATGCCGGTTTTCTGGTCGAATACAAAATAGCCGTTTGAGAAGCCCGCCTTATAGCCGATCTGAGATAATAGCGCATTGATGCCATTAACTCTTACCTCTGTGTTGAGTGTCGGGTTAATCTCTTGATAGAATGTATCCGTTCCGTCGCCATATACGTTTCGGACATACTTCGGCAGGTGCGTTGTTGCAGCGGCTCCCGGGGTCATCTTGTTGACCGGAGTGCCCGCCGGAGACAATAACCGATCATCTGCCAGAACGATTCGTTCACTGTCGTGGATTTCTCCAGTCATGCGCGAGTACGCTACATCAAGATCTTTCAGCTCTTCCAGCGCTTCTGCATATATCGGAAGGCCGAGCGGTGTTGACTTGTCCACGTTGTTCGCTTGCGGGGTCACGAATACGCCAAACATCGGGCCATCCAGGCTTTCTCCGTTCGCTTTCAGAATCGGCGGGGAGTCTGCCATAAGCTCAGACCATTTCGTATCTTTCAGTGCCACCGGATCGCCGATTGAATCGGGAGATTTCGACCGATACGCCCGGTTGGAAATATAGTAAGGGCGTACTGTTTCCTCGCCCTGCTTTTCTTCTGCAAATCTGTGATATTCCAGCCGCGTGTAGTACCATTTTCCTTGTGTGTACGTATCTTTGAATATCATTCCGGTGATATTCTGGTTATCATAATCTGTTATAAGCACTTCATCCGGCGTGAATACATCCAGTGTCTTCCCGTTCGGCTTGATGACTACCGTTCCATACGCACAGCCATATTCCACCCATTTTCGGATGCTGAAAAACACTGCATCCGTCTGTTGCTGCAGCCATTCCGCCCTTGCTGATCCCTCGATTGTGATTTTAATTGCTAGTGTCGCAAGCCGCGCTGTTTCGGAGCTTAACGATTTTGCAAAATTAATTGTTCGGATGCCGTTTTTTACATCTTTCCACGGCGGTTCTCCGGAATAAACCGCAGCGCACTTTTTTATGACCGTATCCATTACCGGAGATTCGATCACATCAACATCAAACGCCTGCTCCGCTTCGCTTCGAAAAAACATGCTTAGCCACCTCTTAATAGTTGTTATCAGTCCCATTCCTAGCCCTCTGTCACTTTTCTGCCGCACATCGGGCAGTAATTGACGTTATGCGGCGTTCCCTCGATGCTCCCAGCCGCTCTTGTCTCGACCATCGTCTTGCGTATCAGCTTACATTTATAGACGTACCGTGCACGCTGATCGAATCTTTCTAAGGTTTTCCAATTCTTCAATTCGTCGCAAAACTCGCACATTATGCACTATACCCCCTGCGCATTGATATTGGAGACGTAGCATACCTGAGAGAATCTATCCAGTGATCGTCACCGTCTGGATAATCTGCTATCACTTCTCCGTTTGCATCAATTTCATGTTCGTAATTGATGATTTCTTTGTATGCTCGTGGTGTCCGTGCCGGATCAATAACAAGCGTTCTGCACTGGAGCCATTCGAAAGTATATTTTCGGCTGCCCGGAGTAACAAGCGCTCTTCTGGCCGGAAGTCCTGCATCTCGGAAGTCTACTATGCTTTCCTCTTCGTCTACACCACAGTATATAGAATAATCATCATAGCTCTTATCTTTGATCTGCTTCGCCATGGCGGTATTTCTGATCTTACATCCGCCCAGTTCGTCAAGCAGATACACTTTTTCTTGATTAGGCATATAAGCCGCCCGAATAAATGCTTTCGGATCCGGATACCAACCCCAGTCTTGTCCCTGGTAGATAGACTGGAATTTCTGTATTTCCTCGTCCGTAATGGTTCGGATCTCAAGAAGCTCAAATATATTCGTTCCAAGTCCAACCGGAATACCGAGATACTCATGCTTATACGCGCGCTCATTGGTCTTTTTAAGATGTTCTGCATCGTCGATGAACTGCTGTCCAAGCCAGTCCACAGGAACGCTTGTATAGTCGCTCTTATGCCTGTAACTGTCATCTCTCGGCTCTTCAACGTATACGTTCGCCCAGTTGTTCCGGCTGATCGGCGGATTGAACGTCTTGAATACAACGAACTTATCGCCACCACGCAGCACGGACTGTTGTACGGTTCGGATTTCTTCGATTCCGGCAAATTCGTCAAGCTCTTCGAACCACAAATATTTGAACCATCCGCGGCTTGCCTTAATTGATTTCGTTTTTTTTGCCTTGTCCAGCCCGCGGAAGATAATCTTCTGCCCTGTCGGCTTATAAGTGTATTGCATCGGACTT